ACTGAATTACTACTATTGCCACTGACATACACCTTGGGTTGAAGGCTATTGTTCTCAAAGATGTATCTTGTTATTCTGTAAAGTGCCTGTAGCCTATCTCTTGAGAAGGTCAACTCCGAGAAGTCTCTTCTGTGTAGCGTTCTTATGTGGACAGTAAAGCCAAATACTTCGTTTCTCACTGCATAGTCAATCGTTGGATATTCAGTAGCACCACTATCCTCGTACACTATTATTGCAGACTTTGAATCCATGTCAACTCTTCTTCCCTCGTTAGGGGCAATGGAACGCACATCAATAAAGTTAGGAGTTTCATTGTGGCTGGATGTGATATCTCCACTTGAAATCAAAGCACTAGCCGCAGATGACCAATTGTCACTTAGCAATCGTATGATGAACGTCACTTCATCCACCATTCAACACCTCTTTGGTCGCCTTCTGTATCTCTTTCAACATACGAGCGTGATATGCTTTCTGTGCTTCTTCTACTACAGATTCATCAGATAAGGCAAAAGCAGCATAAGCACTGTCCTTTAGCAATTCATTTCTTTGCTTTTCCCGGTTCAGTATCTCCTTTAGTATCCTAGTCGGGTTCCCATCTAACATAACATCACCCAATGAAGTATACCATATTCGCCTTGCCCTCTAGGGTTTTGTTGGCTTCTTCTATTAGGATGTCATGCTTGGTTTTTAAGTCGATGTTAGAGTTGGTCTCTGCAATCAGAATAGAGTTGTCATCATGTCGTATCACCTCTGCGGCCACTAACTTTGTGGCAGCATCGTGTATAGTGGCGGGTACTCTTCCCTCCCCGGCAAGATAAGTTACACGCACTGAGTTATGTGCTGTGAATGGATATTCTGAATGGAAGAATATCTTTCCCTCGTCACCAATGCTCCAATAGTCACCTAGCCTACGTTGGTCTTGGTTGTCTGTGAATCCTGTTACTGTTCCATATGTGGATGCTAATGTGCAGTTCGTTCCATCCTCTCCCATCAAGAGTGAGGATATGATTACCTTTGAACTGTCTTCACTATCTGTAGTAGCATAGAAGAAGTCAGAGATGTTGACTGCATTAGTCGTATCTTTCAGCGTTTTTGCCGCTGTCTCACCAGTGAACTTAGCAGTCTTCATTGGGTATACTTCATTGATTACGTCTACTATCTGACTAGCAGTCGTCTTAGCACCGAAGTTGTCGTAGAAGTCCCTGACTGAGTTGTCTGCTAGGTTTCGTATTGTGAATGTGTATGTAGTGGGAATACCAACGGTTAGCGTGATTGTCCAGTCACTTGTGGTTGCTGATTCAGGAACATCAAGAGATGCAGTAGCAGAAGCCAAGTCCTTGTAGTCATTACCCTGCCAAACCTCTAGTCTGACAATCTTCTGTACCTTGGGGTATGACAATTGCACAAACCCGACATAGTCTTTGTATGACCGTAGTGGATATGCACTTTTGCTGAATCCTTCAAATTCATGAAACTCATCCTTGTAGATGGTTGGTCGATAGGATGTCTTTGTCTTATCATCTATCTTCTCCTCCACTCTCTTGATTATCTTACCTACTTCCGCTATCGTAGGAGTAGTGCTAGAAGTGAAGGAGTTTATCTGTAGGAGATTGGATACATCTGTATGTGTGGTATAGTAGCCTAAACCAGTGGTGTAGTTAGGATTGATTGAGGTGAAATCACTAGGGGAGGATACCTTGCCCATTAGTTCACCAGCCCCTTCAATCTATTGTAGCCCAACTTCAATTCCATTATGCTTTTGAAATCCTTGTCCGTATCCTGCATCTTCTGTCTGTCTAGTTCTATGGCGGTTCTTGGTCCCTCACCGCCCAAGGGTCTCCTTCCGAGGTCTTTCATCGGCTTGCCCTTATCGTCAATTCTTTTTTGATATATCTCATAGTCCCTAGCACTGACTAGTTTGGTTGGTCTGAATTTCACCCTTAGTCTAACCATGCCCCTTCTTGCTTTTCCTGATTCCATCACTGGTATTGGATTGCCATCCCTGTCTTTCGTTTCTTCAATGATATCCTTACCCATAGCCTGATTGTACAGAGCATTTGCTAAATCATCAATCTTGTCTAGGTCAGCACCCGTAGGTTTTCCGTTGTCCTCCCAAATGTCGTAGAGTTGTTCAGAAGTCAAATCGTCTAGTATCTCCTTTTTCTTAGAGTCTTTCAATCCTCTTACCTTTTCCATCTGCTTTGAGTCGTCTAAGTCACTGAATGGTCTATCTCTTGAAAATAGGTTGAATGCGTACATCATTAGTTCCTCAACAACACCGACCTTCTTGCTTCCCTCTACAGCCTTGCCCTCTAGACTTCTCACGTACTTCATCCAAGTCTCCTTAGTCAACGGGTTGTTTAGTCCGAAACCAACGTTCTTCATGTCACCGGCAGATAGGTTATCCACGAATATGTCTAGTTTACCTACGTTCAGCATTCTATCCTCTGGTTCGACCAATGACAGTAGAACGTTTTTCAACGGAGATTGCTTCTGTGATAGAATGACCTTCTCGATGTACTTCTCCAAGTTGTCCATCGAAAGTAGATTCTGATACACATCCCATGTCTCCTCTACATCACTAACTAGTCTGGTTTTACCAAACCCTTCCATTCTGTATCTACCATCATTGGTTCTATCTATGCTGAATATCTCAACTGTCTCGTCTACTTCACCACTCTTTGGGCTGGCAATGGTTAGTTTGGAGTCTTCCTTCTCTAACTTCCCATAGCCCTCTGCTACTGATATCTGTTCAATGTACTTCTCAGTATCGAATATGATTTGGTTTCCCTTAACCTCTATGTGGTCTTTTATCTCCTCATACAGTATCGGTCTGGAATCAAGGAAGGCTCCAATGAATCCGCCTGTAGTATCATCATCCATAGCACCAAATGGCAATCCTTCCTTGAATCCCTCTGCGGTCTTCTTTCCTTTCATCGTTCTTTGGAGTTTGTTGTTGTTATCCAAATCAGATAGGATGAAACCCATTTCCTTCATCTTTGCGAGTATTTGACTAGATAGAATATCGTCTGGAAGCAGATTCTCGCGCCTCAAGTCCTTGACTATCTCATCAATCAACTGCTTTTCCATCGTGTCTAGGAACTTTCTCTGATAGTCCTTGAAGTCCTTCTCATCAAACTCGTATCCCTCGTTGTCTGGTTCTCTATCGAACTCCTCTTGGGTGTAGGTCAGAAGCCCACCCATTCGGCCTTGTATCATATCTAGTTTGGAGTTTGACTTCCTGTTGCTTATCCAAGAGAAGGGATATGCCAACATCTGTCGAAAGAACTTCTCTTCGATGAGAGTCTGGTAATCTGCGTTCTTGTTGGCATCTAGAATCAACGTCTGCCCATCTGCGCTTACGTCTTCATCCAGATAGATTCTACCCATTCACCCCACCTATGCAAGCCACTTAGCCCAAGCAATGCCCTTACTCATGGCATTAGCAAGACCAAGACCACTTGCAGGTGGTGTATAGGACATCTGACCTGACACAGGGTCAATCCAGTATGGATTATTCATGTTGTCATATCCAGCAGGTGGAACAGGATATCCTGATTGGTTGTTGAATGCCTGTTGCTGTTGCATCATGGCATTGTTCATTCCAACTGCGGCACTGTTACCTTGTATCTGTGAGGGGTCCATTCCACCCGGATTCATCTGTCCCATGCCGCCCATCGACATTTGCTGCTCTCCTGCTGGCGTAGCGAACCCTTGAGATTCCAAATACTGTGCTTTTGCCATTCTCCTTTGCATTACTACCTCTGAGTTAATTGCAGAAGCAAGGAGTGTCTGTAGGTCTAGGTTTATGTTAGCATCTGTAATTGCGCTAAATGCTGTGGTAGCATCAGAATGCATATTCATTACACCAGCACTGTCAGTTGTGAACTTCAATTGAGGGAGTATTTGTCCCAATACCTTTTGCACAGTATCCTCGATAAGTTGTGCGAAAGCCGCAAGGAAAGCCTCACCATGATACTGAAAGAAATCCTCTACATGGTTCTCTTGTAGAGTCAAAAGATTGTTCATTGTTTTGAACTGTGATTGTTGATTGGACGCCATTGTACTCATCAATGTGCCGTTACTAGTACCGAATAATCCCATTACTGCTCACTCTCCACTACAGCAACCTTAGCACCCTCAGTCAATAATGTTTTCACTCTTGAGTTAAGTGTGTCTGATTCCACTGTTAGACGAAATAATTCCTCTTCTTTGCTTTCCTCATTGGATGAAGGAGGCTTAATAGTCCATCCCAATGAACTCAAGGAAGCAATGTCGGTTGCTTTCAGACTTGTTAGGGGACCAGTCGCCAAGGGATTAAAGGATTGCATAGAAGGAGCCTTTGGAATGTATGCACTGAAAGAAAGACCATGTTCCTCTGCTAGTATCTGCTGTTCTAGCATCTCATATTGTCGGTGTATTGCTGCGTGTTTCTCACAGTATGTCCCTCTCATCGGATATCCCTTGCGAACCTTGTGCAGTGGAAGTGGTGGTCTTAGGTTATCACCAGCCTCCCAAACCTTATGTGTGCCACAAACTACACATCTGTCCTTTATGTTGTACTTGAACTTGTAAGGTACTTTCATGAAAGTTTTGTTCTCTGGTTTCAGGACTTTCATTATCTCCTTCAATTGTTTCTTTTGCTTGAGACTTTTGTACTCATATTGCATCACTGGACCGGCTGCTCTTGCTGCGTCTTCCCTATCCATGAATGCTTTGTTCGTCACGTTTGTCGAGTTTGCCCCGATGAGGCTAGGTGGTGTAAACTGCATACTCATGCTTGTTCACCTCTAGTAGTCCTTTATCATTGTTAGGACTCCTCTGTATACCATCTCTGAGTCTGATTTGGCACTTACAATATACTTGTGACAGGGAATTCCCTTGTCGTTCAACTTCTGCATTCCCTCTCTGAATGCGGCAAAAATAGGATGGCTTTCTATCGGTCCATCGTGTTCATACCTATCCTTCCACAAGTCATATTTGTTAGCCCATATTGAAACTGCGATTGGATAGTCTGCCTCTCTTTTTTTCTTCTTCTTACCATTGTGATGCCAATATGGTTCACAGATTGTATCTACTAGGAACGTCCAACACAATTGCTGTTCGATGTCATAATGCTTGTTCATGTGCCTATCGTCAATCATGAATATGACATACTTCACTTTCCTTTCTTTCATGTCCTTAATCCACTCTTGCCAATAGACCGTCTGTCCTCCTAAGTCAGCCGTCTTGACTGTATGTGCATCTCCATCTAGTTTGACGTACTTCCTACTTGCACGTTGCAATCCCTCTGTCCTATGTCGAATATCCGGAACCTCGCCTCTTGTTCTCAACTGGTGATTCAACGTTGTTTTTCCTGCTTGACTTGCTCCGTATATCCCGAAGTTGATAGCATGTATTCTCTGGTATATCTTGTTAAGTCCCTCGACTATCAGTATGGCAAATCCTGCCATTACTGACAAGATATCACCACAGGTGATGCCAAAAATCCACTAAGCCATTCCACGCTATAGATAGAGTATTAATCCCAAAGATAGCCATAGCCTGTCCCACTACAAAACTAGAGAGACAGGACACTATTCCCCAAAACCAGAACCTAGCCCGTAAGAACCAGATATCAGCAGAATGCGCTCTTTGTAAGTCATATGCAAGTGTTGACTCATCCATTCCAAATAGGATTTCGCTGACCACTCACATCACTCCCTCACTGTTCTGTTTCCAAGGTTAGGAAAGAACCCGGTGTGTTTGGGTTCAGGTTTGGAAGGTTGCTGTCACCATAGACGTTAGGGGGAGAAACCACTGTCTGGTTCCAGTTCTGTTGGAACTGCCTGAAAGAGTCCCTGACTCTCTTTCTGTTCTCCTCTTCCCTAGCCTTCCTAGACCAATAAGCGTCTATTCTCCTCTGTAGCAAGAATTCCTCAATCCAATCATTGAGAATCATATCGAATAAGGCTTTCAAAATCATAATCCCACCTATGGTGGATATCCCGAAGAGGACAGCATGTTCCTCTGCTCCGTATGGGAAACTCATTCCGTACTGGGAATAGAAGTAGATGTTTATTCCACTGACTGCTCCTACGAACAGTATTGTCATCACTAGTCTTGTATCTGTGTCTATACTTGGCATACTTATCACGCAAATTCTATCGAGTAAGCACCAGTACCCGTTACGTCAACGTAAATACCGTTTTGGCATACTACCCCATGCATGTCATATTCCATTGATTGCCCTCTACCCGCCGCTGTAGCGTGTATCTGCAATCGTGCCACCTCTATTTCACCGCCACTACCTAATCCAGTGCCATCAGCACTGTCGTAGACTTGTACGGTGAATGTTCCATCTGTGACTGTAGATGCGTGTATGGAAACTAGTTTGCATCTACCTGTGCGTATGATAGCATCAGCAGTTCTTACACCACTGGTAAAACAAGTCCCACTGCTTGCCACTATGCTCCCTCAGTTAGTGTCTTAATCAGGTCTGCTTTTTTACCTTCTGTAGAAAGTCCTCTTTCTTCCAAGTGTTCCTTTAGGACTTTCACTGTGAGTTTGTGTAGGTCAGGAGGAAGTGGTTTTTCCTCTTTCTTCTCTTCCTTTGGCTCTTCCTTTACCTCTGCTATCTCAGGCTCAGGAACCTTCTTTCTCCCAATTAGTTTCTCTGCTCTAGATTTTGGATATAGGTTATCCATCACACCCTTTCCATCAGGGCCACGAAGTTTCAGCATTTTGGATAGGTGTCTTACCTTGTGAGGGTTCTGCTCCATTAGCCTTTGAATCTCTCTCTTATCGTCTGCTGTGAATTCGACATGTACGTTTCTATCGCCATAGAGTACGATGCCCTTCCGTGTAGGAACTCTTGTACCGTTCCTATCGAAGGTGTATCCCTGCCACTGTATTTTACTACCGTTTTTGCTTCTTACTACTGCCATATTCACACCACATATTGGGGGTAGCAACCCCCGTCCTGATTTTCTAGGACGGAGGCCACTACTTTATGTTTTACTCAAAGAAGCCCGTATACTCGGACTCTTACCATGTTGACTGTTGTAGCACCGCTTCCGGTAGCCGCACCAGTTGACTTTATGGTCGCGTGTAGTTTGAACGAGGTATTGGACTCATAGTCCCCTGTCGCACTAACTTCTGTGTGTACGCTGTCCACGATAACGTTGGAAGCAGACTCTTCCCTACCAGTAATCAATACTTGATTGATGCTAGATAGGCCCAAGGATGCTGCCGTTACCACTTCTCCGCCAGTCGTGTATGCAGTGACGTTGCAAAGCGCGTCAACATAATACTCATCGCCCACGACTTTAGGGCCAGTAAAGCCCTTATGGTCAGCGATTAAAGTAACTGTAACTGCCACTTAAACACCTCACGCACTCGTTATGTTGGTAATCTTCCCTTGACCCTTGAAGAACGAACAGCCTGTCTCGCCCATTGTGCGGTACATGCCTTGGTTCCCAAGTTTTCCGACCCCGAATGGGTCACCGTTGGTGATACCGTTCTCGAAATACTGAGTCGGCTTCATTACAGATAGCCACAGGTGGTCAGTGTCTAGGATGAGTATGTCACTCAACTTGTTTGCAGTCGCATTACCAGTCTGTGTCATGTCCTTGGCTGGAATCAGTGGGATGTCGTAGTATGTTGCAACTCTGAATCCGACCTCTGCACCCTTTACTCCACGAACTCCGTTGTGGGTAGGTACGATTTCCTTCCTGTCCATGAACCTCTCTTGGCTCTGTAGTAGGTCAGAGATGTGCTGGATAGTATCGTATCCAGTAATCATGACCTTGGGGTTACCTCCGTTCTGCCTGATTCTCCTAATCATGTCGTTTAGGAGGGTCAGGGTTAGAACCCTTGCGTTACCAGCGGCGTATCCTGCACCGAAGTCAACCTCTGCTGAGAGGAAGTCCTCAGTACCAGTGTAGTCACCACTGCTGTTAGCGACAGTTCTGGTTGCACCGAAAATCTTGGTCTGTGTGACTGGCAGTGTTGCGGCGGCAGCACTCTGCTCACCCATGTCTGCGTCACCCATTGCAGCAAGTTCACCGGCAGACGAGACTATCTTCAATAGAGAAGTGTAGTTCTCCTCAATCTCGTCATACTCTGCCTTGTCGTAGAACTCTAGTGGCATCAGAAGCATCTTGTTCTGAACCTCTGCGTGGTGCTTACCCATGTCCTCACGGACTATGGAGCGTATGTCACCAACACCGTCATCGATTGCAGCCAACTCCATTCCGAGTTCAGAGAACTCAAAGAGGTGTGCTACAGTCTTTGGACTGACGTAGAGTTTCGTGTACTCAGGAGACAATGCTCTGAATGAAGAATCTCCTCCAAGCACTGCGTTCTCTCCAACGCCACCAATCTTGTCTGCGGATATTCCAGATAGGTCAGCCGTAGTTGCACCGGGGTCTTGTGTACCAACCGCGAATGCGTTTCCACTACCACCAGCAGGTCGGCTCTTGAGAACCCTCCAACCACTGGAAGTGTATGGCCTCTTGGAAATCATCGACAGTGCGTTGACTTCCTGATTTAGCATTGACCAGACTTTCTGTCCGTATAGCAAGTTGTATAGGTCACCAAGCCCACTTGCACCGCTGAAGTTGTTGCCCGAATTGTCGTGCGGGGTTCCAAATCCTCCAACTACTCCTGCTGACTTCAGCAGGGCGTTCCCTGTTCCTCCGACCATGCCATAGGTGCTGGCTTCTAGGTCTGTTATTGTTCTAATATGTCCATTGCTCATACTTAATCACCTCACTGATACCTCTCCACAATATTGTGAATGTCACTCCATGAAATCTCAGAAGCCTCTTGTAGGTTGCTTGGGATGCCTTCTGGTATCTCAAATGCAACTTCCCTTGCCTTCTTTATCTCATTGCTTTCTGCCGAAAGAGACTTGCGTAGTTCAGCGAACTCTTCCTTAAGAGCAGCCACATCGTTGCGAGCATCGTACTCTGCTCTCTCTGCGTCTGACTTCTTGACGGATAGTTCTGCCTCTAGACGGGTACTGAATTCTTTGTTAAGGGAATCATACGCCATTGCCTCTAACTTCTCGGCCTTGAATGCTTCATATGCCTTCTCGACATTCTCCACACTTAGGTCAAGAGTAGAGAAATCAGCGTTCTCCAATCCCTTTGATACCTTTAGAGGAGCAGGTGTTGCAACGGGGTTGCCACCGCTAACGACTTCCTCACCGGCCTCAAGGTCTCTTGTTGAATCTTCATCAAGAGCCTTCTCCTCCATGTCTTCATCGTCATCGGCTTTCATCTCGCCGCCCATCTTCTCATCCTCGGTCATCATCATTTCTTCAGTGTCCATCATCTCTGACATGTCACCTTTCTCCATTTCTTCTTCTTCTTCTTCCTTTCGGAGCGAATTGACCTGCTTCATCAGGCTATTCAACTCCTCTAGGGCTTTTTCCAGTTTTTCACTCATATTTTTTTCCTCCATTTTTAAAATGTCGAATTTCGCTTCCGGGTTTATTCCTTTTTCACAGACAGTAACTTCATGCAACTCAAGTTTTTCTATCTCGTTGTATTCCCCAAACTCCTCAGATTTTCTCTGTCTCTTTGATATCGCCTGTCCACCTATGCTGAAAGACCGTAATGTTCCTTTTCTAATACCTCTTGAGATTTCCTTAGCCTTCTCGATGTCATCGCGCATCTTGATTACTACATAGAATCCAACGTCATCTACACCTGTTTTGTGTAAGACACCGTTTGAATCTCGATATTTTTCTACGACCTCCCCGACTTGAACATTTGAATGGTTTGACATTACATTTCTGTATTTCTCTTCTCCCATGTATTTCTTGACTGCTTCTTCCAATGCTTCTAATGTAATCAGGTCATTTTGCTTGTCTACAATTTCTATAGATGCATATCCTCCAATCACTAGATTATCTGACTTTAATATGTTAAATTCAGCACTAGTTTCTGCCTTCAATAATACTCCTGTCTTTCCTGACACTCAAAACACCTGTTTCTTTTACTATTTAACCTACTCGCTATTTTTCTTGGGAAATGGCAAATCAGCATACTTATCTTCTGATATCATCCATACTCCGTCATCATCTGTCTTGTCTAACATCTCTTGTTTCTTTCCCGTCCAAGCCAACCATGTTTTTTGTTCATCTAATGGAACAACTCGCACGTGCATTCTGGTCTGGAACTTGTCACCATCCAACCTATACTCATGATATCCATCCTTCTGAACCCCTAGTTCCAAGTCACCTGCATCTAGTAGTTTCTCTTCATTTACAGTAGTTGCCACAATTGCAGGGAACTTACCAGACTTCCCGAACAGATTGAACACATCCTCTGTGTCTTCTATGTCTATTGTCCAAGCCATCTTCTCCCCACCTGCTCTGATTACGAAGTCTATGTTTCCGTCTTCACGTTGAAACAACTTGAATTTACCTTGGTTAGGAGTGTCTTTTTTTTTCAACTCTTCAATGTCTTTCTCAAGAACGTCATCTCTTGCTTGGAACTTGTTCGGGTGAACGTACTGTATGTCCTCTTGTCTCTTCAACCATGACATGAGTTTGTCAGGCTTCATCTCAAACAGTTCTTCGTAGGTGTCCTTGTAGTGTTCTTCTACGAAATCCAGTATCTTGTCGAATGGCTTGGGGTCATCACCATGCTCAATGATATCGTTCCTTATTCCAACCCTCAGTTCCGACCTCTTTGTTTTGAGTATCTGAGTTACTTGCTCCTTCCAGATGTCTATGTTGTACAGAGCATTCTTCTGCATCAGGTCATCACCGCTGAAACCGTAGATGGTAAACCCATCTAGGTCTGACTTGAGTATTATCTCAGCAGTACCGTGTATATCATCCGTGATGTAATACCCTTTCTTGACCTTCTTCTTCTTCTTATCTCTAGCGACATCAGCAGCAGTCTTTGCCTTAGTAGCATTTTGAACCCCACTCATCACCTTGAATCTATCACCAACTGCTTTACCAGCAATGAACTCTATAGCCGAGTCAAGAGATTTCTTGGTCTTGGTTGATAGTTGCTCTAGAGTTTCTACCTTGTCAGACTCCGTTACCTCTGGTATCTCGATAACCTTGGCCGAATAGAGACTGAAACCATCCTTGCCCTTCTTCACTTCGTCTACCTTGACTCTGACTATATCACCGACATCCACCTTTTCCTTAGTGTTCAATGCCTTCCCAACTGAAAGATATGCTTTATCCCCTAGTTCAGTGGTCTTGTAGGTTCTTGCTGTCTCAGCATTTACTGGCCCTATTCCCATAGTGTAAGAGTACAGTCCACTTGCAGTCTTCTTGGAACCCAATACTACGACATCCAAGTCAACGAACTTCTTCCACTTTATCCACTTTGGATTCTTCTGCTTTCCTATGATGTATGTGGATTCTATGTCCTTGATTACGACTCCCTCTGATGATGGTAGTTCCATTATCACCTTAGAGTAGTCCTCGACCTCCTTGATTGAGTCTGCTATCCTAGTGTCCTTCTTGGATGGGAATGCTAGGTTCTCTGTTGAATGGGAACTGTACTGGTAGAAGAGAATGTTGACCCTCTCCCTCAATGGCTCATCTGCAATCATCTTTCCTTCGTGCTTCATAATGTCGAAAACGTGAGCAGATAGTCTTCCCTTCGTTTCCTTCTTGAACACATGTGCTACAGTATCAGCACGATGCAATGGCTCATCATCTAGGAAGAGAGTGAGTTCAGCATCGAGTATGCAGTCACCGAAGTTCTTCTTCTCCATCTCCTTGACTTGCAATGGACATTTATCCGTAATATCCTTCTTGTTGAAGGAATATATCTTGATACTGTCTCCATCCTTGTGAATCTGTATTCGCATCCCATCGTACTTCTCTTGAACTAACCACTCACCACTGAATCCCTTGAGTTGCTTCAAATCATCAGTCTCAAAGATTCGATACATCGGCTTGTTGGGTATGATGAAGTCAACTTCCTGCTTCTCCTCCTCGCTCTTCTCTGCCTTCACGACATCCAAATCAACAAGAGCATCCCACTTGTCTTCCGGGTAAGTCTCGTTGTACATCTCCTTCAATCTAGAGAATGATGACTTGAACTTGCTCTTCACCCTACGAGTGTCCTTCCCCTCTGCTCCGTAATGCTCTATGATGTAAAGTGGGATGTCTTCTACCTTCAAGTCGAGGCCCATCGTTCCTTGGGTTATCTGGTCGGGCTTGAGTTTCTGTGACTCGTATATCTTGTCAGGCATCTTGTTGGAATGGGAGCGCAACGCATAGTGGATGAATGATATGAAGACATCTGGTTTCTCCATGAATGTGTCAATTACATCATCACCTAGCAACTTGGAGAAGGGGTCGCTTATCTTCTCCGACTTGAATCTCATCTCTTTTATTTCCTTGAACAGAGTCTCGGCAGTTCCCGACTTTGCATCATAGACATCATCATCGAACAGAATCTTCTCTGTGACGTATTCCTTCAACTCCTGAGCGAAGTTACTCATCTGGTCGAAGTCCTCACGAATCTTCTTTACGATGTTCTTCCACTTCTTCCCATACTCCGATGGGTCTTCCTTTGCTGAGAGGTATGCAAATCTAGTACGCTCAAAGAAATCAAGCACTCTCTTAGTGAGTCCGTCTTCTTCCTTCTCAAATGCTAGACCAGACCGAGGCATTCATCCTCACACCTGTCTCGCTTCACCAGTGTTGAACCAAGACGACTTTTTCAGAGTGCCATCGTTTGTCTTATCTTCCTTCCCTTCGATGTTGCTCGTCTTCGGGATTGGCTCTTCTGACGGATTCTTCTTCGGCTTCTTCACCTTGACTTCCTCTCCCATCAGGTCATCCTTGTTCTCAAGGATTCCTAGATGTCCTGCTTCCTGTATAATCTCCTTTGCCTTCGCAATGGCTTCCTGTATGATTTCCTCTTCTCCCATTCTATCCCTCTATTGTCTCTATGATTTGATTGATTTCCGACCAGTCCATCTTCGCTATTGTGTCTCCTGACATTCCTGATTGTTCGTTGCTTATTGCTGGCCGTGGACTATCGACTACAACAAGACCGCTCTTCATCAGTAGATTATCTTTCTGATAGACTACCTCTTCCAAGGATTTGACCTTGCCAACCAGTTCTTTCAGGAGCAGTAGCATCTCGTTCTTCTCGTCACTCATGCGTCTTCCTCCTTCCTGAACTCATTTAGTTTTTCCTTAAGATTTCTTTTTAGTGTTCCTTTCATGTTCATTTCAATCACCTAGAGCGTGGGATGTTACTTTTGGATACTCGTTGCATTGTTTCTGATATTTGTCGAGCAAGTGTATCCACTTCTTTAGGCTTCATTATGTGATTATCTTCATCCACCAGTTCTTTCAACTGTGAATATACACGAATAGCAACTTCTAAACTTTCTGACAGATGCCGATTTGCTTCGACCATTTCATCTGTTTGTTCATCTTTCATTATATCTTGCCAACTCATTTCAATCACTCCTCGATATCTAAGTAAGGACTTTCTCTGTAGTTTTGTATTATGCTTCCTAGAGATGCTCTTGTTCTTTGAAGTGAATCTTTTAGGTTACCAGTATCATCTCGTTCCATTATGGTTTTATTGCTTAAAACTTCATTAATCGATTCAAGGGCCTGTTTCAAATCATCCATTTCCTCCTTTGGGACTTTTTGATTTGAGCCTCTTTGTTCTTCGCTCAACATGTCTCTCTCATATTCTTCCATATCATTTTTGATAATATCTTGCCAACTCATTCTAACTTCCCCTTCTTCTTTGGATAAATCTCTGCTCTCAACTGGTTGTAAAGTGTCTCGTAGTCCTTCCGTAACTCAGACGCAGTGGCAACTAGGTCTAAGTTGTTCTCATCGAACTTTTCAAACTTCTTCTGCATGTTCTTGTCGTTCTTCACCAAGTCAAGACCCTTCATTGCAGTCAGCAAATCGGACAACTGCGTTATCTCCTGACCCATGAACTCAGACGGTTGAGCAGACTGTAGGAGTTTCTTTATCTTCTTCTTCTTCTTTGGGTCGAGTTTCTCCACTAGAGACTTGGAGATTTCACCATCAGGTAGACTAGAGGGTTCTTCTAATATGGAATCCCAGTCTACCTTTGCACCACTATCGTCTGTTGGGTTTTCCTCAATGAATTGATAGAACCTATCATTCGCTTCTTTATTCTCATCTATGTAGTCATACAACAATTCTAATTTTTTCTTTGATGTAAGAAATGCTTGCTCAAGCAACATAGGCTCAACATGGTTGATGAGTTTATCCAACATGGCATCCTTCTTTAGAATAATTTGCCAACTCACTCGTCTTCCTCCTCTTCATCGTACAAATCATGGGCCTCTATTATGTTTCTGAATTCCCTGTGAAACTGGAATGGCCTTGGTTCCTCTATCTCCTTGAGTTCGTTTACCACTCCGTCATTGATGTAATCATCCCTTCTCGTTATCTCAAACACATGCATCAGGAACTCTATTGCTGTGAGGTACTTCTCGATGTTCTCCTCTATCTTTTCATCCTCTCCGTCTGCATCCAAGTAGTCGTCATGCATTTCCATTACGTCTTCTATGAGTATGTATAGTGCGCTCTCCAAGTCATCGAATGATGACTCTTCAAACAGAGCAGGAAATGCCTCCATCAAGTTGTCTTCTTTAATGAGATTGAATAGTTGGTCTAGGTTATTCTCATCGAATCTGACGTATCTCTCTAATCGGCCTCTTGATTCTTTCTTGTCATATGGTGTCATGGCTTCCATGCCTAAGAAATTCAGCAAGTCCTCCCACACTTCCTTGGATGTCTTGCCATTGTACATCTTGTATCCTAGTTCATCCTCTTGCATCCATTCCTTTGTTTCGTTATCGAACCTAGCGAGTCTGATTGGATTCTCTAGATACACCTCACGAACGGGCTGTGCTATTCTCTCACCTAAATAGAGGAACTCGTTTATCTTATCCTTGAATGTTGCAAACTGTGTAGACCATTCTTTTGCGAACTTCTTCTTGTTCGGAAACTTTTCTTCCATTTCTGCCGGGCTGTTGAACTTTGAAACCATTCGTAGTATTTCCTCTAGGCTGTCAGCGTTCATCTCTCTACTAGCAAAGGTTTTTTTCTGTCTTGCTCTCCTCTCTATCTCCTTGATGAAGTTCGCTTGTAGTTCTTCTAGCACTTCCTCTATCTCTCCCCTTGCTTGATATTCAGGAGACATCAACTCCTCTTCTGTGGAAGCCGATGGTAGTGACTCAATCATCTGTAGTGCCTTTGTCGCATCAGCCATGAACCCCGGATTATTCTTCAAGTCTCCTTCTTTCCTCGCTCTCTTGTCTTCCAATGGTGCTGGTTGAGTCAGCAGATTCGGACCAAAGTTTTCCCCATACTTTTCCCATGTCTCTGCCGCATCTCTCAATTGCTTGGGGGTCAGATTACCCTTTAAGTCATATATGTCAGAATGGACTTCCTCACCCTGCTTTCTGAGGATATCCATGAATGACATCCAATCACCACGGAATGTTTTCTTTCTTCAACTTCTTCTTCTTAGGTAGAAGAATAGCATCAGGGATATCAGTAGAGTTGGGTAGTGGCTTTGACTTTGTATTTGGGTCAATGCCTCCTATTGAGAAATCACGGTTCTTCGTGATTTTGTTCTCATGCTCCCTTCTTTCCTCGTTCCTTGCCGCTTTCAGTTCTCTTTCCAATTGTCTTACGCCTTTCTTTTCACTCATCTTTGTCACCTTTCTTGTCTTTCACTGCATCCTTCATTGGCTCTTCCTTATCGCCATCCCCATCGATGTCAATAAAATCGGGCTTTGCATTTTTCTTCAATATTTCTTGCCATTCCATATTCCTTCCTCCACAAATAATCTAATTCTCTCGTCTGTCTCCGCATTCATTTTGTCAATTCCTTCTTTCCATCTTCTTACTATTTCAAGCAGTTGGCTCAACCTACTCGCCTCTCACTACGCCTATCGACATTTTCATTCCCTGCTTCTCTCGGTAAACCGCTGAATCTCTTGTCGGGACCAACGCTCATGCTTGGTTTGTTTCTACCTTTCACGGTCGCGGGTTGACCTGCTTCTTCGCCAGTAGGTCTTGTTCCTGCTTCCATCATCTGACCTAGTTGCGATTGGTCAATATTAGTTCCAGCGTATGGGTCTAATTCTAATTCCTCTTCTTGTTGCTGGTCTTCTGGTTGTGGTGGCTTGACGTAGGTGAATCTGCCTTCGTCATCCATGTTGACCTCAAACCCTAGATTCTTGATAGCCGCTGCTACGTTGACCTCAATCTCCCTCTTCCTCAGTTTGGCAATCTCATCCTCTTCCTCTGATGGTGGCAGTTTCAATTCCCAATCGCTTATACCGAACTCTGATGTCATGAATGGGAACACATAGTTGTTCCAAATTGTTTGAGCCATCTCGACTGCTCGGTTGGTTACGAGTATCTGCATACCCTCGTTGTTCAATCCACCACTAGCAGAGTTATCCGCCATGAATACCTTGCTCACTCCATAGAACCCTGATATTCTATCTCTCAGGTCATCCTTGACAGACATGTAATCCATCTCTTTCAGGCTATCCATGAACTTCACCCACTCGACAGAACCCTTACCGCCTTCTGCTTCGATTCCCATCACAGGAATGAAGTGTGGGTCTTTCTCCATCTTCTCCTTGACGCTTCGCCAAAACGACCTCATCGAATCGATGTTCCTAGTCTGCACTGCTAGTAGGCCCTTGGGCATTCTAGCCTTGGTATATGATGAATTGACGTAGTTCTCCATTGCTATTAGAGTCGTAACATGATTCCATAGGGTTATGATTGGTGATAGTCCGTACATCCTACCGGGTGAGTATTTGCTGAAATGCAACACTTCACCCTTCGTGAAATACTGTTCCTCTCCCTTGACTCTGTTCACGTAATGAACAGGATGCAGTTCGGAATTGCATTCTTCACAAAGACCAGTGGGGCTTGTTTCTATCCTGTCCCTGTGTTTGACACAGATGTATCCTCCTTTGCCTCTCTCACCAGTGTCATTGGAATAGATGTGCATTGTAACGGGGTCACCACGATAGACCTCCTTGATTCGATGCATACGAATTTCGTTGTTGTTATCTATGAAGTATTCCTTCACCATAACAAGATATGCATCATCCATGATGTTCAAGTCATCCTCTAGTTCCTTCAATACGTCTATGAACATCTGCTCTGATTTGTTGACGTAGCCATCTAGGAATTTCTGAGCGTATTTCAGTTGTTCTGGATTTGGCTTCTCTAGATTCATTGAGCCACACTCTACACATTGCTCAACTGGTGACTGATGTTCCTTGCCACAGTCTGTGCATCTCTTCACGAATTTCTCTTCCCATAGGTATCCTCTTCTGAATATCTCCTGCTTGAGTTGGGTAGTGCAAGTCCTAACAATGACTGATTGCTGTGCTATGTGGTATATTACAGGAGATGTGAGTAGATACGATGTGTCCTTCTCCTGAATCCCCGGATTGTATATTGTTCTATCTGCTGGTTTTGGAGTTGTCCTACGAAATAGGTTTCCTATTCTGAATCTTCTTTTTTCGTCTGCCATACTATACCTCCGTCTTTATGACCCCTTCAATGACATCCATCTCTGTCATCTTAGAGTTTTCATGGAACTTAGCCACTGTCTCTCTGTCTATACCGTACTTGATGAAATCGTAGTTGGCATTGTCCTTGTGGTTCTCGTACTTCATCAATTGAAATAATTCCTGCCTTCGTGGTTTGTACCACTCTGCCTTCTTGTGAGACTTCTTCATTCTAAGCAGTTCCAATAGTATGTCTGCATTTGCTCCTTTCATCTTCAAGAAGGGCTTGCATTTTGTAAGAATCTCATTCACATCCGCCGCTGAGTAAAAGTTCAGTCTGTTGACGGGTTTGGTATCCTGCGGGGATTTCTGGTCTAGATGCAATCTACCACACCCAAGGGACTTGTGCATCTCCAACATGAAAGCCTTACCTCTGTCCCCTGTTGCGACTAGGCCGACCCTTGGATTAAAGTTTTTATCCATTGTAATGTATCCATCAGAGTCTATGAAAGCGGCAGTATAAGCATAGATGTCCTTCTTGATGTCATCACTGAATTTGTAGAAAGCACCATCGATTGTGGTGATGTTCTGAGTCCTAGCCATCTTTGAGATTATACTGGGTGATGTCTTCTTGAAAAGATTCTTCGGAAGCCTCTCATGTATCTGTCTAGCCGATATTCCCGGTTCTTCACAAACAGCGTGAAGTATTTCCTGCTTGATTACATCCTTCGGGCTGATGCTAGGCATGTGTTCCTTGATTATTTTCTTGAACTCCCTCTTGCCATTTGTCATCTGCTTCGTCAGAGAGGAATAGTCTGAGTTGTATGGAATATCTGCTCTGTCTAATTTGGCCTCCCAATACTTGCACAAGGAATCAATTGTCTCTCTCCTAGTGTTCTCATCATGTATGTACGAGAGTTTGATTAGTTGCTCCTCCGAGCAAGTCATCTCTTTCACCACAGGCTTGTACTTGGCAAGCCAGTATATCCTGTCTATTGTGTTATCCAGATGAGATGCGTATCCCTTGATTAGATTATCAATCGATTTCGTGATTGCTATCTTCTGCTCTCCTTTCAAGGTTCTCCGATAGTCCTTGAGTTCCTTGATGAGAGATGGTATGTCCTTTCCTTCTACCTCGTACTTCTTGAAATCGTCATTAAGTTGCTTCTTAGCGTCAGAGAGTGAGATGCTGTGTTCTACTGCGAACTTCTTCTCAATATCGAAGTGGTTAGTAGTGTTTTGCTCCGACAACCAAGACCTCTTGAGTTCATCAGATAACCTCTTTTGGTCTTCGACCAATGTTTCTTCCTCATCAGCAAGAGAGGCCATCTCCCTGAGTTTATCTCCCTTCTCTCCCATTGTATTCACCTATAGATTCAATCCCAAAATACCCGGTGGTATCCCACTACCTACCGGCGATGTCGGAGCCGTATCAAACAAGTCCATGTCGTCTAGCAGAATAAAGTTCTCCCCCGGTGATTGGGTAGCGGCATTAGCCAAAGCGAGGCTCATAACCAAGTCGTCATGCGCACCAACTCCCTCAAACCTACCGGAGTCCGTGATGCTAAACATAGAAAGTTCCTCAATCAAGAGGTTAGTCAACCTTCTGCTGGCATTATCGCCATAGGGAAAGTTCAATTTCTTATTTTCTATGTTCATCTGCAAGTTCAGAATTATCTCCTGCTTCTTCTTCCTTGTCGTGTCGAAGTCCTTGATATTCAAATCAGAGATGCTTCTCAGTTCTTGTGTGAATGCCTTGGCGAATGTGTTAGTCTCATACAACACCACCTCTGGTTGGAATATCTTTCCTATCAACCTAATCTTCTCTATGTTCTCCCTAAACTCAACGTTCTTGGCTCGGTCAACATGCACTATTGTCTTGTTCGCCTCATCATCAACCTCAAGCACCGTGATTACATTGTAGTCACCATCAGTGGAAATAGCAGGGTCAACTCCGACATAATACTTGAATCCCTTATCTCTCCTATTACCTAGTTTCAAGACATACTTCTTGTTCTTGCAATTCTCGATGAACTCAGGGTTGAACAAAGAAGTACCTGTTGATATCGGTACGCACAAGTATTCCCTTGTGAACTTGAGAGAACCTATCTCAGCCTTCCTCTGCAACAGTGCATCGTGGTCCCAACGGTCAGGCCAAAGCGGTTCGTTCAATGCATTGAAACATGGATACTTAGTAACCGTATATGCTTGATTCTCCTCCAATTGTGCAAAGATGTCAGTGTATGTGAATGGCGTACCAATCATACGAAGGTTGGATGTATGGTGAAGTGTTGGTATCATGTCACCGAAGAACCAGTCTGTGACTCTCTGTATTGCTGATAGGCTGAACTCCTTCAAGGGGTCGTCAATGATAATCTCCTGTGGGTGAAGACCACGAATCTGAGAGCCAACTGACCTCTCAAGTATCGCATTGCCATTCGTGAGTTGTATGTTGCCGATGGCCCAGTTGCGTGAGGGTCGGAACTTCTTGAGTGCTGGGTGGTTGAAGTACCTGTCAATCTCCCTCATGTGAACTAGAGTCTGCTTCTGGTTCGATGAGATGTATAGCATCTGATATGGTGGCTCTTGGAAAACCAGATTCCATACCACCCAACAATGCATGAAGACGGACTTGCCGTGGTCACGACTACAGATGATGACAGTCCTATCCGTGTTCTGCATGGACTCCAACCACTCCTCCATGTATGGTGGGAACATCATGCCGAGTACGTTCTGGAAGAAGTAGGGGAACGATGTCTTGGACAACTCCATATCCATAGCCGACACGAAGTCCATGTCATCTAGTTCCACTATATTCTCCCCCTACCACGACCTAATAACGATTTTATGTGTTTTATTCTCTTTTCCTTTGTCGTTATTCTTTTGTCTATTTTTCGGATAGCCATTGATATTCTATTCTTGTCCCTTGGCTTTTTCACCTTTCTAAGACCACCAAATTGTCTGTCTCGTTCTTTTATGAGTTCCTGTATCTCTTCACCCAATTTCTTCATTTCCTGTATGAGTTCCTGTCTCCTCTCTGGTGTCATACGGAATGCCTTTATTCTCTCCCTATCATTATCCCAAAGTGGTTTGAATATTGCATTCATAGGATGTTCGACTATGTTACTAGTGGGATAGACACTATCAAAGGCAATAACACTAGATTCGTTATCCAATCTCTCTGGTGTCAAACCCGTTTTAGTCTTCTCATATGTGTCTTTCATTCTCTTCTTTCTATATGTTACAGAGTAGGTATCATCGTCGGCATCTGCGAATGAATAGTAAATACCACTACCCAATGCTCCTATTCTGTCCACTATCTCTGCTAGGTTTCCATTCACCTTCATGCCAGCCAACTTGGGGTTCTTCGCTTGGTACTCAAAATGCGGCCTAGTTGTAGCGGTGTTCTTTAGATTGTAAAAATAGTCTTCTATTCTCTCCGATGTTTCATCATCTTCATAGTCATAGAGTCTATTTTCGTTCCCGACGTTTTGATACTTATCTCCGCCTAAGTCTTCTCCACCTAGTTTTAGAACATTGAACCAACTCATAGATTTCTTGTATCCAGATGCGTAAGCGGCGGCGGCTTGTCTCTCAGCATCCTTGCGATTTCTGTAGACCTTTCCTTTGCTACCCCACTTGTAGCCACCTTTGACTCTGCGGATTGGTATTCTAACCCCTCCTCTTGAACCAACCGTGAAGTCCCTCGTCCTTCTCTCTGCTGAATGTACCTGCCTTCCTCTTCTTCGGCTTTCCACCTCTCCTCTTGTAGTCCTTGCAAGCAGAGCAAGTCGGTCTGCATCTTCTCTTCTGCCCTTTTGATGCATCCTTCCTACCACAAGACTCGGTTCCGGGTTTGTCATCTGTGCAAGATGAACAACTAACCCAATCCTTGGCTATTATTTCTTGCCAACTCTTACTGACTTTATCCGAATCAAGATACGCATCAGCAATCAATGCACCGACTTTCTTTCCAGTCTCGACATCACTTGGGAAATGGTTTCCCATCTGTATCCTTGACATGGATATCTTCTGTGCCATCTCATTGAGTTCCTTCTGCTTATCGGGATGCTCCTTCCCTAGTATCTTCGCAAGGGCATACGATTCTGTTGCATGTCCACTTGGGAATGAGGGGGTGTCATCCGTATTAGTCACGGATTCTATCTCATTCGATATCTCATACGGTCTAGGTCTTCCGTACTTCATCTTGAGTTTAATTATGTGAATGTCGATGTCCTCGATTAGTTTCTCCCTGTCTTCCATCTTCTCCCCGACTATGTTCAACATCATTTCATGGTTTTTCATGTCTAGGTCTTCTATCTCACTCTCATCGATTTTCTTACCCTTCATCATCTTGATGACTTTGGGTAGTTCCTCCTCGTTGGATGGATGCGAATACTCAGGAAATGTAACATCGAAACTCGGAGTCTTTTCCAGAAGTTTCTGCTTGTCATCAGGTAGCCTATCGACCCACTTTGACTCTGCTTTGGTCAATGCCTTTTTTTTTGAGTTGCCCCAATTAGCCGCACCGACTTTACGACACTGCACCAAAGCACCTGACGCATACGCAGAAGGCCACTTTGTGTATCGGCTTCTGACCTTGCGATAGCAAGCGTCTTTCTTCTTCTTCAAGTCTTCAAACCAGAGTTCCATATTATTACCTCATGCACCTGCCGCCGCATAGAATCTCTTTTTACAGAGAGCGCAAATCTCTTTTCCTTCGGGGTCTAAATCTCCTCTCATGAAATTAGTAGAACCACATCTCGCACAGGCTTTCTGTGGTTCAGGACTTTGAGGCATCGTTGTACCTAATCTCTGTCGCATTCTCAATTGCTGTTCCAAGGGATTTATCTTTAAAATATTAAACCAAGCCATGTTATCACCAATCCCTACAAGCCATGCATCTAGGGGAGTTGTCACCACCCTTGCAAGTGGAACACTTGTGTCTAGCCCTGAATGATTTTCTCCTCTTACCTGACCTCTTACCTGATACGGTTACTCCCCTTTGTCCCCAATGAACTCGCTTGTATCCTCCACCGGGTTTGCTGACGCACTTCATCCACTTCTTGCCCTTGGAAGTTGAACTGGTCTTCTTCGTTGGTCCCTTGCATTGTGCCTTGACTAGGGCGAACCATTGTATGCTTGGTTTGTAGAATAGTTTCCTGATTGCGGTTGTCGAACTTCCTTCATTCTCTAACATCGTGAAGACCTCTTTTATGTCGTCAGGGATATCATCTTGGTTCATGACCTTGTTATTTGAGTCGAATTGTATAGGGTTGAATCCCTGCTGTTCAAAAACTGGTACACCTGCTGGTTTTGCCGCTCCTACGATTGGTCTGTTACTGTGCATGTCAATTACTTTGTTAGATATCCAACTACCAGCACCCCTTGTCTCTTCTTTGCTAAGACCAGACTCCTTCGCGTGGCTTTTCAATCCAGTTAGAAGATAGACGTTCTTGTATGGTGCGATTCCTTGAACTGCAATTGGCTTACCGTCTTCTACCGTTGGATAGTATGCAATGTAATACTTCGGATTGACCTGACTAAAGGGAGTATTAGTGAGCATCTGGTATCTATCTGCTCTCGTTTGGTAGTCTATGCCGTGTTCTGCAAAACGTGCTTTGACCTCATCTTCCGACAATGGAGGTGAAATCTGAAACTCTGCCATCTAATCACCTGAATGTTGCTTTGAGGAAGTAGACGCTCTCCTTTGGAACGCCATACCTCTTGCTTAGGTTCTCCATCGAGTCCATGTCTGTGACTATGTTCTCAATCTCACCAGCGGATACCTCCACACTGTACTCCTTCTCCATGATGTCCATTGCAATTGAGACATGGTTGAAGTTGTCTAGTTTGGATGTGTTGTAGTAGATGGGCTTGTCCATCATCTTCCTGATTGTGTCATGTACCTCTAGGACTGGTATCTCATCGGACTTGACGATGTTCATTTCATCCAATGCAGAGCGGAACTCCGCTACCTCCTTCTCCATTCCTGCCTTCTGGTAGACGGAACCACTTCTCTCCAAATAGGACTCTATGGCTTCGATGGGGTACATCTCCTCCTTGCTCCAATCCTCTGCTAGTTCTGATACCGACTTTCCACCGAATGTCCTGTCTGACTTGTTGTTCCTCTGTAGGAAGTTGTGATACCAGTACCCAATCTCTATGTCAATCGCATCCTTGAATGTGTTGCCTCCGACAGCCATTATCTCCATCGCCGCCTTCTTCAAGTCAAGAAGAGCATTGTCCAACTTGTTCATGTCCTTGAACTTGGATGGATTGCTGAGTTCCTTCAATGCCCTGCTCATCTTGTCTAGTTGCGATGGTATAATCAATCCACCCTGCCCTATGCTCTCAGCCCATAGTAGCATGAAGAACGCATTTGCTCCCTTGTTGTCTTGAGTGAGGGTCTTGAACAAGTCAATCGCTGAACCCAACTCGCCACTGTCACCGAATGCTATCGCATCATCGAATGGCTTGTACCTGCTGTTGATTGGCTTGACGTAGTACTCAAAGATGGCATTCAGCATCCTGTCGAAGTCATCCTTCAAGTCTCCCAACTCGGATGTGAATGTCTTCTTCCGGCTTGTTCCGAAACCAGTCGTACCCATCGTAGCATCTAAACTTCTTTCCTGTGCCGTGAACGGGCTTGAGAGTCTCTCCATCTCATTCTCGCTACTGTCGATTATCTCCCCGACAGCCTTGAGGAAACCTGTGATGTTCTCTATGGTGCTATTGTAATCCTGTAGTAGTTTACGAGCATCGTCATCCAACTCCGAGTAGAGTTCCCTGTCATCAATCATTGCGATTAACTTGGGTGATACTGGCAGATGATACTCAGAGCGAGTAGAAGATGCCTGTTGCATGAGTTTGTCTATGTATGAGGACAACTCGGAACTGATGTCTGTCGTGTATTTGGCTCCTGCTATGGCGAAGTTACGGCTCAGTTTCCTGAGTTCCTTCAAGAACAGAGGACCGTCTAACCAAGCACTATGCTTGTTCTCCTTCTGTTGTTGTGGTGCATAGACGTAATAGAACAATGGGTCAACATCGACATCTTGCATTATTCTCTTTAGTTTCCTACCGAGTAGGGTTCTCTCTTGTGCAGACTCCCTTGCGTCATCAGTTGGTCTAGTGTCTGTTGCAGATGACTCGTATGGATTGGCATCATCAAAGTCCTCAACTACTTCCTCGATACCATAGTCATCATCATCTGATGGAACAACCTTTCCTTCTTCTCCGACTATGGCTGGTCCGAGTTCTCCCAACTCCTCCCTGATTTCATCACGAATCTTCCTATCAGTGTACTGTCCACTACCAAGACCCTGAGTCAAGGACAAGAATCTCTCAAAGAAGATGAGATACTTGTCCCTCTTGTCCATGTGGTCTTGCATCTTGAGTGGCTTCATTACGAAGGTGTATTGCATACTGTGAGGGTACTGCTTGAACTCATCAGCATACTCACCGACCTTAGCAACGATTCCCTTAAGTCTGTCATCTTCCGTATCGAAATCCTCCAAACCATCAGCGAAGTCACCGACTGCCTTCACCAGTTCATCGAATGTCTTCTCATGTATTCCCTGCCAGTAGTCGTAGATTCCCTCTCTCCTAGTCAAGAACTTGAGGTCGAGTTTACCAATCAGCATGTCAGCACCTAACTTGTCTGCTTCGTAATAGGGCATGTCCCTCTGGATGAGTCCAGTCAGATAGTTGATGATGGGTTTGAGCCTGTTTCTCAATTTGCTGTTTCTCTCAGTCTCCAACGCTCTCTTGTATGTCTTGAGTTTGGCTTGACTCGTATCCCCTACAATCTGTAGATTGATGAGAGATGGAACGTTATTAGTTAGGAACATCTTGGAATCCAGTCTTTGACCTTCTGCGGTGAAGTTATTCAGAACATCGTCAAGTCCGGTTGTCATGTCCTCTAAGTCATCCGGAATATCCGAACCAATCGGTGCTAAGATTGCCGTGATGTATTTCTTTAGATTCTTCAACCTACCAACGTTAGGGTATTTCTCCTTGAGTTTTCGTATGGTTTCTTCTGCTGATGTTCCTTCTTCAACATCAAACCCTCCATCCTCCTTTAGCACTTGCATGACTTCTGTTGGAGTGATGCTTCCTCTGAATTCCTTTGCCAAGGCAACTGCTTCTTCTAGAGAGAAGGATTTCTTCTCCTTGCCATCCACATATTCCTGTACAGTCTTTGCGAACTGTCCCCTGTCCTCTGTGATGAACTTGCGAACAAATTCAATTCTGTTATCAGCAAGCATCTCTAGTGTCATATGTTCTCCCTCAACCAATCCAACGGTTCTATAGTCTTTCTTTCATGCAACATGTTAGTGTTGTAGTCACTAAGCAATGTAGCCATCTTCTCCTTTATTGCTAGTAGCATGTCGTTTCTAATCTCTTTGTATTTAGAAGTGGAGAGTTCGTCATCCAGTTTCTTCTTGTTCTCATCGCTCTGCTCTCTAGCGTAGGCTTTCACTGCGGCCTTTACATCGCTGGCTCCTTGATAGGAACGTTCTGCTAATACGATATATCTAATTAAATCTCCAATCATCACTTGGTTCTTGTTTCCTTCTGCCGCAAAAAAGACTGCTCTGTTTGGGTTGTCTGCTTGAGCAATGGTTTGCAAGTATTGTGGGTAAGCCTTCTCGCTTGTCTCCTCGGATGTTATCTGCTTCAATGAACCATCATTGTTCCATAGTTCAATTCCCTCGTCTTGGAGCAGTTCGGATTCCTCTAACCTCTTCTTTGTCTCCATGTCAACTGGTCTCACGAAACCCTTGACCTTCTCCTGTAATTTCCTCAAGTCCTCCTCATGTTCATCCAACATGTCCTCCAATGCGTCATCGGAGTTTATGCCATATACCCCCAAGGACTCATCCCATTCTCCACTAATCATCTTGTCATAGGCATCCTTCGGAATGGAGAACTTCATATCTACGCTCTCAACTTTCATCTTCTCACCCAAGTTAGCCAACATGGATTTGAACTCCTTGCTCATCTCCCTGTCTGCGGCCACTGCATTCTCAAACGATACAACGCTCTCACTCCTATCCCATTCCCCTTGGACCGTATTGTCAAACTCGCTTCTCCTGAGTTTGTTGTATAGAATCTCCTTGACTGTGCTGGATTTGGTATCGGCAACTATCATGAACTCCTCAAAGTTGATTGAATCATTCTCCAAGATGTATAATGTTGCAGGTGGAATATTTCCTCCTTGGTTGGCTCCTAGTCCGAACAACTTACGTGCAAAGGTAGTCTTAAGCCCCTCTCTTATCGGCAAGTAGGATTCCTTTCCTAGTCTCATCTCATTTGCTGTAGGTGGTAGTGTCAACTCGTTACTTATCATCTTGACATATCCCAACACGGTGTCATCCCCGATTGAAGAAGGGGATACCTGCCTCCTCATCTCCTCTGATGATTCCAGTTGTCTGAACACCTTCTTCATCTTCTCAGCGAGTTCGGGCTTGTCCTTGACGTACTCCCTCAGAACATCACCATTGGCTTTGTTCCACTTTTGAATGGCAGAAATCAATCCTTTCATCCTACTTCTTTCTATCAATTCTAAAAGACCATCGTGGTTTCCCTCAAGAAAATCATCAATCTTGTCTTTCAAGTACGGCTTATCCATTTGTTTAGGAGCAGGTTGCGTTTGCCTGTATTCCTTGAGCATTCTTAGATAGTCTTCCTTGTCTTCCAACTTCCACTTCACTTGTCGAAATTTCTCTTCAAACTCCTTGTCTTCAACACGCACTATCTTCTTAGTTAACATAGTGATGATTCTTTTCTTCTCTGGTGTTTCATATTCTGACAAATCTAGTGGGTCACCAGATGCCTTTGCTACAATAAGTGCATGTGCAATCTTAACTTCGTCATCAGATAAGAATGGCCTGACTTTCAGCAAAGACTCCCATGTCATTGTCTCACCTACTTGAACTCAAACAATCCCGTTTGTTTCTTCTTGTCCATCTCGGCCTTTTTTCTTGCCTTCTCTTGTCTTCTCTTATGGAACTTCTTTCTCTCTTCATTATATCCCATTGTGCCTTTGATAGGTTTCTTTTTTTCGTTTTTTATTATCTCTATCCATGATTTCTTCACTCTTGGGCCTCCTCTAGCAGTTCCAAATTTTCTTCTCCTGTTAGGCTCGCGTCTTGACTTATCTTGCATTGCCTTGTCTGTATACCTGAAAACTTCTTGTTGCACTTGAGGCCAATCTTTGCTTTCTTTACCTTTCTTTATCATATCAGGAATTCTATTTTCAATCGTCTTCAAAGCAGTACCAAGCACTCTCTGTTTAAACAACCTATCCAATGTTGTTGCTGTTCCAGCATACTCTCCTAGTAGAGAATTCATTGCTCTTTCATCATTAAGGAAACTCATTATTTCTTCTTGTACATATTTTTCATATGGAGCCTTTTCTCTTACGGCATCCATCATTTGTCTTGCATACTTTTCTGCAAGCGTATTAATCTCACCAGTTGGTATAGGATATTTCTTATCAAACAGAATTGCTGGTGCTAAAAACTGCCGTAATTGAGGAGCAACCATTCTGTTTACAACGTTTCTTTCATCTAATGACAATTTAACCTTGGAACCCATTGACTTAAGTTTCTTAGTAAATTTCTCTCGGTCAACCTTATTGTTTTCATCTAGAAGACCCTCGCTCTGTGCTTCTTCCATGAACCTCTCATACTGCTGAGTCGTTCTACGACTCTCTCCATACATAGGAACACTACCGGGATTTTTCGCTCTTTGGCTTTCCATCAACTCTTGTTTAGGTGAGAAATAATACTCGACTGCATCTGGATATTTTTCCAACAGTGCAGAATCACCAGCCAACTTAGACTTCAATGGGCCAACTATGTGATAATTAGGAAACTTTTCCCTTATCTGATTTTGATTGGCATCACCAATTCTTCGCTCAGTTATCATCCTAAGACCACGATAGACTTTCTTTTTCCCCGAAGGGTCAGCACCCATTCCTCTTGGGGCATTGCTCATAATCTCCTTTTGCTTCCCTTCCTTGTCTTCAATCATATGTGTAATTGTTGGGTCAATAGGCCCAATTGACATTTGAAGTATCTGCACATCTAAATCCATAGCATTCAGGTCACTGGATAATTGGTCAAGATTCATTTCAAAATCTGTTGCTGTTTCTGCTTGACCGAATTGTAGTGGTTCTCCACTAGGCATCATTGGTCTTTTCAAGATGCTTTCCCAACTCATTGTATCACCCTTCACATTAGATTGCGCTTCGCCCCTTCAGAGTATCTATGCAGACCATCGTAATTGTCCTGTGCAGTTTTGCGTTTCTCATCGCTAATCCAAGGCTCCTTGAATCCTAGTGGTGCTGTCTTGTAGTCCCCCTTTGGAGGTTCGGAATCGAACTTGAACCCCCTTGGTGGTGGAATCTGGTAATCCTTATCATCTCCACAGTATGCACAATAGTCACCACTTCTGCCTTTCTCCTCAACTGCTCTTATGCAGTTGTTCGCACAAAGAAGATATCCCATTTTGTATTTATGTGGCTCTCCTGTATATCTGTACGTGGGGGTGTCCCCTTTATCTGCTTTCATTATTTCTTTCCAACTCATTTTATTTTCTCCTTCTCAATGTCAGACAGAAGTTCTTTCAACTGCCTCTTGAACTCTAAAAGAAATTGGAAATCAAGGTTTGATTCCGGTTTATCCCTTAAGTTACTACCTAGTTTACTTGACTGTAACTTGTATATTGTTTCAAATAACTGTCTTTCTAAATCTTTAAGTGAATCTAATGATTCACTAGTTAGGTAGGAAAGTGTATCAAACGCCTCTCTTATTTGCTCAGTCAAATCTTCCTTCAATATAACCTTCCAACTCATTGCATCTTACTCTCCATTTGCTTTCTGACATCTAGCCAAACTTCGGGATGGTTCTGTGCTAGAACCTCCTTGATAACTTGCATCTGATGAACTATAATTGTGTCTTGCCTCTTGTGAACCAACT